CTAACAACAACAAGAATAACAATGGAAATACCATCATGACCAACGCTAACAACAAAGAAAATGCAGCTGTTCAAAACAATGCTAATAACCAGGCTCGACGCAACGAGGAAAATCGTAAGAAGGCTGAGAAAGAAGCACAAGAAGCTAAAAAGCGTGAAGAAAATGAAGCCAAGAAAGAGGCTACCCGTGAAGAATTACGTAAACGCAAAGAGGAAATTCTGAAGAAAAAGGAAGAATCTAAGCGTATAGCTAATATTGAGAAGAATCTACTAAGTATACCCAATGTGGATAAGGTTTATCTTACCGAGTTTAAGGGTAACAAGTCGGTAGAAAATCTTAACAAAAACGCTCTCATGAATAAGGTTAAGAAAGATGTGGTTATCAGAAATCTCCGTAACCAGTTGTCACCTCTTTTCATGGGTAAACGACGCGTCGCTTACGTAAACCCGGCTAACTATAACTCTACCAAGGCTAATATCGAAAAGCAAATTACGGAAAAGGTGGCCAAGAAAGCCGATTTAGATGCTCTTAAGAAGCTTTCGGTAAATGCAGCTGTATCTACCAATTACGTGAAGGCATTCGCTAACGGCAAATCTTTTGTAAATGTATCTCTCAACGCTCTCAAGAGTAAGCGAAACAAGGACCTTGAAGTGTACAAGCTCAATGCGACTAATAAGAAGGGTATGTTCGGTGGATACTCCACTACTGTGCCCGGTACTAAGACTATGAAGTTCATTCCAAACACTGAATACAACAAAAGTCTCAACAGGGCCAAGACTGCCTTACAAGCTAGACGTAACGCTAAGCAATTAGCGGAAAACAAGCGTAAGCCCAAACCCGCTAACAACACCAAGTCCAACAACGGTAACAATAAGTCTAACAATGGTAACAACAAACTTAATGCTATAGAAGAGGAAATCAACAAAGAAAATGTGGCTATTCAAAACAACACCAACAATAATTTCAATGCTAGCGCCGAGTTAAATAAGCAACTCAATATAGAAGCTAACCGTCAAGCGAGGAATCAAAATGAGAAAAACTTCAATGCCAGTGCCGAGTTAAATAAGCAACTCAATAATGAGGCGAAACGTCAAAACCGAGCTAAGAATAACAACACCAATAATAATTTCAACGCCGCCGCTGAACTTAACAAGCAACTCAACAATGAGGCGAAGCGTCAAAATAATAACAAAAAGAGGGCGAATAGGGCGGCCAAGGGAAATAACACCAATAATAATTTCAACGCCGCCGCCGAGTTAAATAAGCAACTCAACAATACGTCTAAGAAACAACTTGAAAATAAGCGTCGACAGGTAAGAAACAAAGCTGAAAAGCATGTCGCGGGCTTTCTTGGTAGAATAGGAATGTGGAACAAACAAATAAAGAATGCGAATCTCGACGATCTTAATGCTCTCGATAAAAATTTAAATAAAAGGATCGAATTGAAACGTGAAATAAACATAAGTAAGGTTCCATCTAAACGTGAACTGGCGGACAAGTCCAAAAAGTACCTCATGAACGTAAAGAATTTACGTAGAATTTTTGAAAAGGAATTAAACAACGCAGAAAATAAGAAGGTTTCCAATGTCACCGGACCCCTCGTGAAGGGTGCGATTAACAAGGTAGTAGCTAATAATAAAATCGAGAAAAAGAGGGCCTTACTAAAGAAAAAGGCGAACGATGAAATTGGAGGTGCATTTTTCATTGGTGGAATAGGTAGATGGGCCGCTCCAATCCGTAACGCTAAAACTGAAAATAATATCAATAAACTCAATACCAATTTAAATGAAAGGATTAAACTGAAACGTGAAATTAGGGGTAACCGTAATCTTAACAAAAGAGAAAAGGATAAGATAATTTCTAATATCATGAAATTCGACGTAAAAATTTCAAATTTAAAGAAAAAATATGAAAATGAGAGAAACAAGAAGATTTCTAACACTACTGGACCCCTTGTGAAGGGTATACTAAACAAGGTTGTAGCTAACAATAAACGGGGAAGCTTCAATGGTGGTTTGAGACTTGGTAACAATAACAATAATATCATCAATGGAAAACCAAAGCCTATATACAACAACTCCAACTCTAACAACAATACCAATAAAATAAATATGAAACCTAACCCTACATTTGAACCAAACATGACCAACAACCCTACATTTGAAAACAATAAACCCAAGATTACCAATGAAAATAAGAAACCGTTGATTTCTACTATCAATTCACTCAAGCAATTACCCCAAAATAAGAAAACTATATTCAAGGGCCGAATTAACAGCGCTTTCAAGAACCAAAATCTCAATAAGATGAAAGCTATTAGGAACGAGGCGATCGCTGCTAATAAGACGATACAGAATCAACTCATAGAGGAAAAGAGATTGAAGGAAGAGGCTAAGGAAGCCCAACGAAAGAAGGAAGCTGAAAACGCGGCTAGACGGAAGGCGGAAAGAGAAGCCAAGAAGAAGGCAGCCAATGAGGAAGCCAAGAAGAAGGCAGCCAACAATATGAAAAGACAGTTGAATGCAGCTAATAATATTTTGAATTTGGCTAATAAAGCTCTCAAAAAGAAAGAAAACAACAAGGCACCAACTCTCATGGAAAGGGGTAGCTACACATCTAAAATCAACACCCAGATGAAAAAGTTGGCAAAGGGGACGACTAACAGGGTACGTGAAGATTGGGAAAAGAAGAAAAGGACATTCAAGGGTAGAATCACAAGAGCAGCTACCATCGGTCAAGTCAAAAAAGCATATGAAAATGCAAAAGAGGAGTACAATAAACTTAAGTAAACTCAAAAATATGTAAAAAGTAACTAAAATGAATCACCCCGACGACGACTGTACCGTGATTACCGACATGCCTCTCAGCGACGAGGTTGTCGATTTCATCGAAAAGGGTCTTAACCGTGATATGACTGAGGAGGATGTGGAGAATTGGTGCGACAATAACCTTGATGGTCTCGCATCCATATATGAAAAGTATCGGGATACATACTTGTCATACGGACAGGCTGAAATGACTCTCTTTTTTACACAAACCGTGTACGGTCGAGAGGACGCGATGGAGATTATTGCTAGTTTTGTAGATGGATTGTAATTTAAAGAAAAAAATCGTCTATATATTAATGTCCACATGCGATGTATGCTGTGAGAAATTCAACAAGATAAATCATAAAAAAGTTGAATGCCCCTTTTGTGAATTATCAAGTTGTCGCTCATGTAGTCAAAGATATATACTTTCTTCATTTGAAGATCCACATTGTATGGGTTGTAAAACTCCATGGAACCGTGAATTTGTAGATTCATTTTGTACAAAGTATTTTCGAAATACAGAACTCAAGCGACGCCGTGAGGTCGTACTATTTGAAAGAGAAAAAGCACGAATGCCAGAGACACAACCCGAGGTTGAGAGAATTCTTCAAATGAGGAAACTAAGAATCATACTAGATACTCAAAGAGCACAACTGTTAGAACTACATTATAGACACGACAATTCCCCAGATGAAAACCCTCTAATAATGATTCAGATTCAAGATCTCTATAGAAAATTAGAAAATGTATGGAGACATTTAGAACAACTACGTTCAAATGGGGTTGATCATGGAGATACAACATTTGTTCGTCAATGTCCACATGAGGACTGTAAAGGTTTTCTAAATGAACAATGGTATTGTGGATTGTGTGATAAACACTACTGTAAAAAATGTAATGAATTACTCACAGACGATCATGAATGTGATCCACAAACTGTCGAAACTATGGAACTTTTAAATAGGGATAGTAAATCATGTCCGAAGTGTGGTACAGTTATTTATAAAACAAGTGGGTGTGCACAGATGTGGTGTACAAGTTGTCATACAGCTTTTGACTGGCGAACTGGTCAAATAGAAACTGGGCGTATCCACAACCCTCATTTCATAGAGTTCAAAAAGAAGACAATGTCAACTAGAGAACACGGGGACATACCATGCGGTGGTACACCTACATTTAGAGAGCTTAGAACAGTTGGTGCATCGAACAAAATACTCTCATTTGCTATAATTGTATACCAATGTGAGCGTGATTTGATGTTTATGGATCTTCAACCCGCAGATAATCTACAACTTCGAATAGCTTACATGTTAAACGAGATAAGTGAAGAGTATTTCAAAACGATACTTCAACGACAAGAAAAGTTTCTAGATAAGTCAAGAGATATCTCACAAATATTTGAAATGATATCTCATACGGGTGGAGATCTTCTAAGACAATACATACTTGATCCAGAAAAACACGATGAAATAATCAAAATAATGGAAAAACTTGTCGATTATAGTGATGGAATATTTCATGTAATTCGTAAAAGGTATAATTCTGCATTTCCTAGAAAATTAATTCTATGATTACAGTAAGATGGTCATTCTATTGTTCCTCATTGTATTATTGGTCTACCTACTTCCCACATATCCCAAACCGGTGGTAATCGAAAATTTTTTGACTGAAAAGGAATGTACTCATATTAAACAAAGTGCAAAAAGTAAATTGGAGGTGTCAACTGTGGATAAGGATAGAAGGGTTAATGAAAAAATACGAAAAAGTGAGACGGCGTGGCTTAGTACCGAAGATCCTATTGTTAAAAGCGTAGTAGAACGTTGTGTCAGTCGTATAGATAGACCCATCGAAAATTGTGAAGATCTTCAAGTTCTACGGTACAGTGAGGGTGGATACTATAATCCTCACCAAGATGTATTCTATCAAGACAAAAATAAGAGGTTGTATACTTTTATTATAGCACTCAATGATGATTATGAAGGGGGTGAAACAGCTTTTCCAGTTATAAAAGAAAAATATAAACTCAAAACTGGTGATGCGCTATTCTTCCATACATTGGATAACTATGGATTCGATACGTCCGATGCTTTACATGGTGGGCAACCTGTAAAGTCCGGGGAGAAATGGGTTTGTAATTTATGGGTGCACAAATATCCTTATGCCTGAATATCACCGCGTTCGATGAGTTTCTTACGGTTTGCCATGTGAAGGTCTTGGACGAGAGCCTTATTCTCGGCACCGTAGGGTACCGCAAATCCCTCATCGCAGAGCCACTTGTTCACATTGGTCCAAATACCATCTTCGCACACCCAAACCTCTGCGAGAACGCGGCCAAACTTACCCCTAGAGTCAGCCTCCGGGCATCTGAGTTCGATTTCTACATCATCCTTCTCAGATGCAACCGCCTTTAGGCACCACTCCTTCAGCTTCTTCTTGGAGAGAAGACCAAACCTCTTCTCCTCCTTATCGGAGGTACGAGACTCTGGGGTGTCAATTCCTAGCAAACGAACGCGCTGCTTTGTACAGACATCGAAACCGAGGTCGATAGCCACATCAATGGTGTCACCATCGACAACCTTCTCGAGAGCAGAGACGCGGTACTTGAAGTTGCAGGCTTCAACGTTATAAGAAGACATCTTATATCTAATTATAAACTTAAAACTTTAATACCCTCATAAAGTATGAAATGTGTAGCAACCTTCTCCGAAAATAGTCTTTACAAGATAAAACTGGCAAAGACTCGTAAGAATGTCCTCGAAGGTATCTACCAGCGACCAAGTATCTCAGAGGTGAAACCAGTCACGGAGAATCTGAGACTTCGTTTACGCTTCACAGAAGCGATAAAAGAAGCACAGGAGATGTGTGAAATAGATAAGAACTCATCAGAATGTCATTGGGCTTGGTATGAAGTGGATGAATTGGAAGACGCTATACTACGTCTATATCCCGATAGACGGTAACAATAGGAGGTTCATCATCATACGAGTAATAACGAATTGATACACCAAAAAGTTTCGTCATTTCTGGATCAATTTTTTTATTGATTTCTATTTTCCAATTTTTTATAGTTGTTTGAAAATATTCAATTCCATTATCTGAAAATACAGAAATACGCATGAACGGCTTACTGCGTACCTTTCTCATATATTCGTATACAGCCTCGGGTAAAGGTGATGCCCTCATGTATGCTGATTTAAGGACATCAATAACGTAGTATCCATGCGAATCACAAATTATATTGACTTGCATTTCAGGAAACCCTTTGATAAATGCTTCAAAATCTGCATTACTGGGGAGAGATGCGAATATGGGTGTGTTTTGACATATAGTTCCGTCATGGTGACCGATACCTGGATGCGTGTGAAAGGACATTTCAGAATACCAAACTTTATCAATTTCGGGACCTTCGACACAGTTCCGTTTTTTTGATGTAACGATAGTTGGTTTACTAAACTTGAAATTTTTGTACTCGATATTACCTGCAAATTCCCATTGTTTGACAGAAGATAACTTACTCACTTTTTTCAAATCATGAACTACTTCACGAGAGAATTTTATTCTCTTCTTTCTTATTGCCATATTTGGGCGCATGAGTCTACATTTCATTGACACTAACCTGTTATACACTGAGAATTTATCGCGTTTTGTTTTTAACTACAACTAAACCTTGAACATTTGGTGGGAAATCCAAGAAGAACTTTCTTCTCTCCGTAGAATTCTGTGCCGCGAACCGAGTTATACCGTTTATATTTTCACCAGCTACAAGTGCTCGAATGTAATCCATGAACGTTACGTAGAATGTGGTACACACACCCCGGTTATTATTGGCTTGTAAGTTTGGACCGTTATAGTACCTCACGGTGCCATTGGTGACTCCCCATAGTTGTTTGATGATTGGTACTATTTTTTGGCGCATGGTTCTACCCCAAATGGAACTAACCGACGCTTCACCATGAGGGTCAAAGACCCACATCCTAAACCCAGATGCGTAAACACCCGGATCGACTAAGACACTTACAGCATGAGCGTTGTCTGGACTTCGCATACCTACCATGAAAAAGTACACCTGATTAGAGGCGGCAATCCTAGAAGACGTATTCGGTGTACCATGGCGTTTAATAATCGTGTCTATGTTTTTTATGATACCATATTGATTCGTGGCTATGGTGTAGTCTAAAAAGGCAGACACGACACTCGCATTATCGAAACGTTCCTTTGCTCTTTTCATGTACCGCGGAATACCAGCATATCCACATCCCATACCCCTCCCAGCTACGAGGTTTGGTAAATTAACTTCCCGCTTTCGGTACCCTCTAGCTTGGTTGTTATTATTGTTAGTGTTACTATCAGAGTTTTTACGCTTACCTAAAACACTTTCTTTATTCATGGTCGCGTTTCCACTCGAATTTCTCTCTATGCGTCTTGCCTTTCGGGGTCCGGCCTGTGGCATATTAACATTTACCATCTTAAGATATATAGAGAAATTTTTAGTTTCTTTATAAATGAAGTGGGATATTGAAAAAATAGTGAAAGAAGTATATTCAGAATTAGGACCTGGTTATAGTGAGAGAGTGTACCACAACGCGGTTGAGGTTATACTGAGAGAGAAAGGTATCCCATATGAATCTGAGAGACACATTTTGGTTAGGTTTAGGGGTCATGTTGTTGGACAGTTACGAGCTGATATTATTATAGACGATACCGTGATACTAGAGCTCAAGGCTATTAAGACTCTCACTGATGGGATGGATCAACAGGCTCGAAAATATCTTGACTTGACAGGACTGAGGACGGCGTATCTGGTAAATTTTCCTCTTCAACCGGATCGGGCGGTTGAGATTCGTAAACTTGCATTAGGACCATCAGTGGGAGAACTCGCGAAAGCCTTTGATAAAATACGAGATCATCATCGTGGCGTGTCTGCGGATTTAACACAGCTGCTTCCAGGAGTTCATGCGCCATTTTCAAATGAAACTTCGCCTGTTCCATGCAGTACTGAACAGCCGGGTCCGTTTGATTGATGTTATCTAGGTGTGGGCACACATGAGACTCGAGCTCATAGAGTGCCAGTAAGGCTTGGTTTTCTTCTTGATTCATGGTTGAAAATTATAATTTCATTGGAACACTTAGGTTCTAAACAGTTGGAATAAATTCCCATCTGAGATCATGGCAAATCTTTTTCCATATGACATCTTGTTGGTAAAGTTTCTCTTTAGACTTGAGAAGTGGAAAGTATTGAAGAAAATCATCTTCACCTAAAAGTTCACAAAATTTATATAGGACATATGAGTAACTTAAGAAGTTTTTTCTTTCTGTCGGGCAATTGTCGTCAAAAGGTCTTTGTATATCTTTGAACATGATTCGTAAAGTTTCTTCTAGTTCTTGTGGCATATTTGGTGGTTTGATTCCATTCAAAATATTTGTGATGTACGGAACATGTTCATAGTATTTATTTAGTCTTAATTTTTTCAATAAACCACGTATCTTAGCATGAGTAATATCCATTAGATTTTTGATTTTCATCTTTTTTAGTTCACTTCTTAATTGTTCAATAACTTCATCAGGTATAGTGGTCATCTCTTGTGCTTGAAACTGACTCAACCATTCATTGAAATGATTTTCTCGTTTGTATGAATAGTTTATAACTTTCTCAGATGTTTCTTGCTCTTCCTTATACGTTAATTCGTCTGACATGGCTATAGCAACTACTTCACCGCAACCGTCACACACCAAATCCGCCGTTGATCTCATATGAATAATGTTACTATATTCACAATTTGGACATTCATCTATTCGTATAGAAAGTTTTGGTCTTTGTATATTCTTCTTTTCTACTTCTATCAAGTAATCTGTGAATATATCCTTTCTTTTTAGACCAACAGTTTCTTTCACATTAAATACATTGTCGGTGTTTGACACCTCACCCTCACCTTCATCTGTATGTTGATTCATATATGGCATACATTTCATAATATAATCAGCCATTTCAGATTGATATTTACCTTTTTTTGATGGATCCTTCTTAATTAACTCGCCCCACTCATCCAATTTATTATTATATCTACTTAAAAAGTTTCCTTCCATTCTTATATAAAGAAATGCTTCTCAAACTTTTAAGTCATCTTTTATTTATCTATAAAAATTTAACCACACCACGAGACTATACGATTATCAAAGAAGAGTTGGAATATAAAATAGATTACGACTTAAAATACCAGACAGATGATACGTTTTGGGCAGAAGAGAGTAGAGATTGGGATGGCATTCTTGATGAATTTTATGGTAACGTAACTGGTAGGAATTTTAGACATACCTCTATACCACAAAATGTAAAATATGTGATTTTACGTATCAAGTATTATTACAATGGACATATTTATTCCGCTATATCAAATGACATTAATTTCACGCCGGGTGAAAATGAAAGTTCAGCGATGCATTTTAGTATCCCATTGAGTAGTGCTTGGATAGTTGATCATGATGATAAACCTGTGCGAAACATTACTGAAAAGGTGAAACGATATTCTGGACCTAGATGTGATTTTCATGAACAAAAGGTTCCACTCGAACATTTATTGTATTATGATAAAGATGTCTTAAAAGACCGTTTTCCTAAGATTATTCTTTCCAATACTCTAGGAATGAAAAAGGTTCTCAATACTCTTGAAGATTACACAACTAGTCTTCAGATACCTTAGTTGCTAGGTAAAACTTGAGTTCACCCAAATTTGCAACGTTATACTTTAAAATCAAAAATCTATTACCTGTTTCCTGTATAATTTGCACAGACGCACACATACTCGTCGCCTTTGTAAAGATATTCAGGTATTTTAGACTGTACATACCAGTGATTCTTTGACTTTCATCCAAACATTCAATTGATGTCTCTTGGTTCGCAAAATCACCTTCACATTTGAAATTTATTGTTTTACCCTCTCGTGTGATTTCAATATCGGTACCAAGATTAGACATATCACGGCACAGTCTCTGAAAATCAGTTGATGGTAAAGTTGTTATAGTGGTCATCTCGATTTCTGGAACTTCGATACGACTTTCATTAATATCGAGAAGTTTGAGTTCAAATTTTGTATGACTTTTTTTCGCTTCACTTGAGATTTCCAAATTCATATATTCTTTTGATTTGATTTCCATTGTAAGAACATCATTATTTGTTATTGTCTTCAAAAGTTTGAAAGTATTCGAGATGTTAATACCGGCTATGACCTCTTCTTGATCGCAGCTATATTCTTCAAAGTTATCCGCAGCTAGATATATATCTATAAGAGATGTCCGGGCTGTATCTAAAGTGACAATATAGACACCATCCGGTTTAAAGTATACATTTACATCATTTAGAATGTCTTTTAGTACTTCAAATATAGACTTAACGGCCGAAGCCTGGATAGTAACTAATTTCATATGTACTAAAACATCTGCGTTAGATCTTTAAATTAGTTCGACTGATTTAAATCTGTATAGGCAACACCTTTAGATACTTCCCTACTGATTTTTTCTTCTAACTCCTTCGTCATAGCTGGTTGAAGAGACTGACCATAATCATTCAGGGAGAATAAATCTGAATTGGGTGTATCCCCATCAAGGGATGTCATTGAGCATCCAAATGCACCAATGGAACCTTGTGAAATTTCTTTAGCTGGTAGGAGTGAGTCTAACCAGTTTTTTATTTCAGTACCAACCAGAATTTTACCATTTTTTGTCAGCATGGTTGGAACACGGTTGATCTTATTTCTGTAATTTGGTGGTATACCCTGTGTGTTGACATTGTGGTAATTTACAAGTTGTTTCAACTGTTGATGTTTGTTGATATATTCTATAACATCCATAGAGTGTTTACATCTTGGGCTATATATCAGGAGTGACATCTATTATCTATACGGTATTTTCTAAAAAAAAATTAACGCATATTAGTAAAGATGAATTACTTGTTAGTATTTATTCTCATCCTGATTGTTATCCTACTCACAACCAACATGGAAATGTTTACAGAAACATTCGGTCTCTCAGGCTACACCAAGCCCGTTTCTCCAGTAAAGTTGAATGACCCCAGACCAAACCTTGATGGGTTTGAAGAATTTGAGGTGAGTCTCAAAAATGATGCAATGGAGGATTTCGTATTGAAGGCTAATAATGAGATCTCCAAGCGTACAGGTGTCTGCACCTACATCATCGAAACTACTGCAGTCAAGGCTTACAGGAAGGAGGGTGATGAAATATACGAACTCATGTTCATGGTTATGAAGAAGGGTGGATTTTCATTTGGTTTCTCCGTTGTTGCGTCTTTCGAGGTTAAAAATGGTAAATCTCGTATAATTTCTCTTCGAACACAACCCATTGGTGTTGAAGCCCCAGGTGATGTGCGTGCTTTCACAGAGAGTTCTGCTGGTAAGGAATTCGTTCAATATGAACTTGTTAAGGAAGCGGCCGTCCCTAATCAAAGTGAGTTGGAATCCGCTAAAAATAAATTACAGTAATTGTAATGTTAAGCATCAATGACGTGACTAAAATTGATGAAAAAAGAAAACAGATCAGGAAAGAAATCTACAAGAAGATTTACGAACAGTTTTCTTCAAAGATTAAACAAGCTGTAGAACTTGGACATAAGCAGATTTTTCTCACTGTACCAGCATTTTTGATTGGTTACCCAGTCTTTGATAGAAGACTTGCAGCAAAATATGTAGCCAGGCAATTCGAACTTGGTGGTTTTACTGTAAGACTTTTAAGTGATCAAGACCTATATATATCTTGGATTGTACCCAAGAAGAGTAAAGTAAAGAAAGAAGAGGTTGAAGAGGGAGATTTCCCAAATCTAATGAATTTGAAGAAAATGGCTAATCAGTACAGGAGAGGTGCGTAGTAAAAGATGGATTTAAAAACCCTATTAATCATAAATGGACAATTTGAACGTTCTCGTAGAGGCTAAAAAGGAATATCTTGGACAGATGTGCCTTATTATGATTCCACCTATGATTGAAGTTTTTCAGGATATGTACATCGAGGCAATGAAAACCTCAAAGGGAAAGCAGGTTCTTATCATGTTTCAGAAACATTTAAAGGAGGTTCCAAACTGGTCTAATGCCATGTCTAAGCGACACACGGATAACATAACTGATAGGTGTACTTGGTTTGGTGATCTTTTAGCGGCTGTCTTTGTTGCCTGTACAAAGATTCTCTCTGCGGTTCGCCTTAAGGCTGATAACAAGAAGATTTCTTTAAAGCTCCCAACTGAAGAAGTTTTTATTCAAACCTGTTACAATAACATCGCGAAGGACCTGTACCGAGACCCCTACATCTTCCACGACGAACAGAGTGAGTATGCTCGTGACGAAAATCTTAGGATCCGCTTCTCCTTATGCATCGAGAATACCGTAAAGGAGTTAATTCCGGTGCAACAAATTCTTCAAACGTATATGTCACAAGAAACGCGTGATATATCACTTGACGGTGACATCCACGACAGTGCCGACCCAGATGTTCTTGATGAACAGATGGAGGAGATGGAGCCTCAGCCAATGGAGGGACTCGAACCTGAAATGATGGAGCCCGAACCCCTAGATGAAATGGGTGGAGACCCCACACCCACTGGACTTGAAAATGAATTCAAAACAGTCCATGGTGTACACGCACCCGAAGCCCCAGAGCCAGTTTCTGAACCAATGGCCCAACCAATGGGTGGTGAAGAATCGTTTGCGGAGCCCCAACCCCAACCTCAGAAGGAGCCCGATGATAATGTCTTTTTTGGTGATGCACCAGAGCAGCGCACAAAAAATCCCCGTTATAATTAAATGGAACTCTCCGATCATTTACGCGACCCAGTGAGTGCCGCTCTAATTGCAGCCGGTTTAACTGCTGGTTATATTCATCTCAAAGCGTATATCAATAATGAAGGTAAGCTTGAGCTTAACAAATATACAAAACCCGCTGTACTCAATGCGATTTTAGTGTTTTTCATAATCTCAGGTGGTTTAGGTAAAAAAGAGGCTATTTCTACAGAACCTTTCTAAACTTAAAGATTAAACCGATATAATAAGAAAATGGCGTCTGTCTCTGCTTTCAATGATATGATGAGTCAATTTCTTGTGGAATTGCACAAGACTTTTCCAGAGGAAAAAGGAATCAAGAAAATGTTAACTTCGTTTGACCTACTCAAGTCAACCAACCCCCGTCTAGTTGTAGATGCATACATGAAGGGTGTTTCTCCATATGCCGATAAGATTTCTGCAAAGGATGAGACATTTCTTCTCAATGAGATTGAGAACATCGAGTTTTTGAAGGAACTTGATATTAAGAGTTACTGGACTAGGATGTCCCCTAATACAAAGGGTGCTACTTGGCAGTACCTCCAGACTCTCTACATGCTTGGTACTACCATCACTGCTCTTCCAGCGGACACCCTTTCTCAAATTGAGAATATCGCCAAGGGTGTAGCGAATAACATCCAAAGTGGTGACGGGGAGTTGGACCAAGCGGCCCTTATGAAAATGATGGGTAGCATGTTGAATGGTCTTCCAAAAAAATAAACCTATACATATATTAAATGAAAGCTTGGTTCGATGATCCTAAGCAGCTTTTTGATGCTGACCAGGTAACCCAATTTTGGCCCACAGGTGAGCAAACTCCAGAAGACAGGGTAAATGCTGCTTCTCGTTTTATCATTTATGTGTGCACTATACTTTATGTTATTCGACGTGACCCACGTGTATTCGTTTTGGGTCTGACCGTATTAGGTGTTGTGTATGTTCTTTATAAGTCTAGGATGGTTAAGGAGAGTTACGGTGGGTCAGTTGAAGGTGCGAGCTGTCATATGCCTACACCCGACAACCCTATGGGTAATGTTCTCATTACTGATTTTACCGACGCCCCTAATAGGTTAGAGGCGTGCTATTACTCATCAGTGAAACCATTCGTTAAGGCTTACACTAGTGATCGTATTCCATATGATGCCGGGCGTTCTAGGACTTCCATGCCTAGGTACCTCCGCAATGCTATGGATCGCCAGTTTGTTTCTAACCCAGTGACAAAAATACCAGGAGATCAGACAGCTTTCGCCGAGTCTCTTTATGGTAAGAAGAATGCCCCAATGTGCAAGAGTGATACCCGCTTTTGTGATCCCAATGCTAGGGGTGTCCAGCTCGAAGCTTTTTCGGGTTTGGGATTAGATGGTGACAAACGATCCGGTATGCATAGGGGAACACCCGGTACCGCTTAGATAAATATTCTTATGTAATAATAAATGGCGTATCAGCTTCAACCTGGACTTTCCATTGTTCAAAACGCGGGTGCTCTACCCGCCGTAAAAGCGACTGATGAAATTTTTGTATACCCCCAGCCCGGTAACATTAACTGTGGTGAATGCCGTCCCAACACTATGTTGTACGGTACCGCCCCATACATGGCGGGTAAGGGTTCTCCAGCACAATACATTGAGACAAGTGATCAGCTTCGTCCCCAATCTACTTCCCGATTTAACAAGCATATCGTTCAGACATACGAGAGAAAGCTGTTTCCCTTAACAAATATGGAATGCAAGGTACCTCTTCGTACGATGCGATATGAGCCTGCGAGTACCAGAGCCGAGGTCCAGAATAGTCTGTTTCAGCAGAGGTATCTTAATAAAAATGTTAACAAGAAGTAAGAATGGCTGATCCTATATCACTCATGGCCGTCGCCGGTCTTGTATATGCGGGAAGGAACTTGAGTACCAAGTCCCAACCACCAAAAGTTACAGTCACTGAACCAACACTGAAAAATCCAGAAGTTATAGAATCTAACAATTTCCAGCCTACAGCTGAAGTTCCACACAAGAGGGAGATGGAGAGTTTCGGAGACATTTCTATGCAGCAACGTACCGGTGGTCAGGAAATTCTAAACATGCGCAATCGAATGTATGATACCGGTCGTATGAACAACCTTTCACCTATAGAACAGCAATTGGTTGGTCCAGGTTTGGGTGTTGACCCTAATGTACCTGCCGTAGGTGGTTTCCAGCAAACTTTTAGGGTAAATCCTGTTAATGTTGGTGAATACAAACTGACCACTCTCCCAGGGCGTACTGGCCCTGCAGCTGATGTCACTGGTGGTCGTGCTGCTACGGTTGGTGAACTTACACACAATAAACCCGAAACTACGTCCTTTCTCCCATCTAGGCGTCCTACTATGGCTGGACGTGCTCAGGGTATGTCTGGTGTAGTTCCCCGTAATGAGCATGAAAGGACTAAACGTACCACAAATCGATCAGAGACTGGTCATCGTGCGGATGGTTTAGGTTTCAATGGTGCTAAGCGTTTCATTCCGGCTCAAACGATGTCTCAAGATCCCACTAGATTTAAGAGTGATCGCACTGATGAGCAATACATGTATAATAATCGCCCAGCCCCAGGTATCCACAGTCATCACGGTGCCTATACACAAGGCGTTGCTTCTCAGGTAACTGCAAAGACCAATGAGGAACTCATGAAGTATGGCTTCCGCCCCGAAGATCGCAGAGGCAAGCCTAACAGGATGGGTAATGCTGGTAGGATGAATGTTCGCGAGAGTGCCCTCAAGCAAGGTGGTCGTCTTACATCTGTTCGCACCGATCAGACTCGTATAGATGGTCGTGTTGCCCCTGCCAATGGTGGTTGGACTCAAAACTACCAGCAGAAGCCTTATCATCAATTTAACTCATACAAGGGTATTGAAAATCCCAATACCCGAAACCTTGACATTGCAAAGAGGCAACTTCAAAACAACCCCCTCGCTCATTCTCTCTATCAGTAGAAAGATTGTTTATACTAGACAAAAACAATCATTAAAATATTGTCCCTATATTTTAATGAAGGTCCACACCCTTAACATAGATAGTAGCGAGAGAGATACTAGTATTTATCCCTATGCGAATAGTTACGCTGTTAACTTAGATAACCCCATTTATGATATATCTAATATAACACTCGTTTCTGCTCGTATTCCTACACCACAATTGATGACCTCCGCCACGAATAAGACATTTAGTGTAGATGGTGTTAATATTACACTAAATGAGACGAATTATTCAAATGGTTACGTGTTAGCTGAGGACCTGGATATAGAACTCGCCCCTTCTAATACTCACGTAGACAGTGTTATTTACGATGAAGAGACGGATTCGTTAGTCTTTTCTAACACACACGTGAGTGGTGATAATTTCACACTTCAATTTTATGATGGTACGAATGGATATTTGAGTAATTCATCTCCACTCACAACTCCACATCAAATTATGGGTTTTAGTTCAAAAAACTTTACGTCTACAAATAAAATACTTCGTTCTGGTGCGATTAATTTAAGTGGGCCTAATTCTTTGGTATTAAAATTAACAACAGGTTCTGATGAGTTTACACAGACTGTGTACACATCTACTCCCTTCTACACAGGTCATATACTTCTTGACGGGGGTGATTTTATAAACTTTAATGGTGCTGATGATAAATTAGTACATCACTTTCATTCTGGAACACAAAAGATGATTAAGGATGTTAAAATCGAGTTTTTCTATATGAGTCATGGTCGATTAATCCCATATGATTTTAGAAATCAAGATCACGTACTTAAATTTGAAATTACGGGTTCTACTGACAAATTGGAGAATTTACCTAAAGTTTCATTACCGAAAGAAGAACCTAAAAAAACCGAAAAGAAGGAGCCAATCATAAGTATTCCCGAAGTTGTAAAGAATTCTTATAAATGGAGAAAGGAGTATTTGTATATAGCGCTAATTATTTTAGCTGGATTACTCCTGATGTTTTTAATGAAAGGCAAACCTCTTAGCGAGTTATCGCGTAGACGGGCTGCGCGGGCTTAGAAACCTTACCGTTGACACGGGAGATGACTAAGAAGACAACCACGGAGAGGAGGGAAGTCAGGATAGCGGTGAGCGCGTACTGAGCACCACCGTTCTTGGGGACCTTTACGATCTGGGTGATGGTCCAGCGAACGAAGTCCATCCACGACATGGCAGCGGCGAAAGAGAAGCCACCGACAATCGAGTTGAGGGTCTGGGTCTGGAGTTCCTGAGTGACAAGGTTTACGGTCTGGAGAGCGGCGGCCGACATAGTGTTTGTTATACTATACAAGACGAAAAAAAAATTAATCCTTTGTAATTTCTTCTTTTTTTACTATTTTTTTAAATCGTTTTGCTTTTATTGTTTTTGTTTTTGAAAATATTTGTTCATCATCTGATGAATCATCACTAGAGCTTGAATCTAGGTTTGAAGCGTGTAACTTAGTCTTATCATAAAAATTCCATCCTTCAGGGCCCGAGATGCTCATTACTATTAATAGCATTTTTTAACATGTGTTCTGTCGGATTCTGGGGTTCCCAACTGTCCCACCTATCATAGGCGTCGTTTACTTGGTTAAATGTCACGTCGTTACCTGAGTATCTCTCAAATGATGGGCATTCATCTTCAGAAACAACTTCCATTTCTTCGTCAGATTCCTCTTCTTCGTCATCCCGATATATTTCGGGGTACATAGAACCTGTCGTCTGACCAACTGTGTGCATAGCACAGTATTTCATTGCATACTCCATATCTTCTGGGAGAAGTGTATCTCTCCCACAGGCTTTGGAATATTCAGCTGCGAGTACTACAGCCTGTTCTAAGACGGGTAGTAATATATTGGTCATGGTTTCCATATATTGCTGTGCCATTCTGTCACCAGCATCACCGAAGCCAGTTTGCATATTCATCTTTAGTATTTGAGATCAAAAATAGTTTTCGCAGTTCCCTCACCTACACGGAGGATGTTATAGTTTACAGCGTATGCTCGAACTTGTCTTGAATAACCTGTACATGGGTTTAGACTTAGGTTTAGAATTTGTTCTTTCACGAGACTGAAATTGACCTGTCCAGTTGGATACCATTCTTCTGGTTGTAAAGCGAAACTGTATGAATAGAAACGTCTAATGAGTTGGGTTTTTGAGTGATGTATAGCGGCCTGAACAGCCTTGAGAAAAGTCATAGTACCAGTGTCCCTTGTAATGATTTCTTGACCATCGAGAGTAAGTGTAAGATGATCCAGATTTTCCCAAAGTACATACTTATTCCCAGTTACTTCGAGTATACCATCATAATCAAATGGTGTAGCAAATTGAAATTCGTTTGTTCCGACACTACCCTGACGCTGAATAACAAAGTATAGTTCTTTCACTGGATTTACAAAATCCAATTTAAACTGTCCTGTATTTACACCCGAATCTATATCGAAAACATTCTGTTGAATTTGTGTTATTAGGTAATCTCGCCTTGATTTTTGCATTTTAATTCTTTCTTCACAATCTACGTGTACAACATCTGCGCAGAGTTGGAAATCCTTAATTTTAGGTTGTGGATTCTGTTGTGAAATATCAGCTTTATTTCCATTAGTTTGAATAACAATCTCCTGTGCAGTTCGTAATTTGAATTCAACTTCAACTTCCTGACGGTTTATAGCACATAGAGGTATTGCAAGTTCTGGATGATTGTAAAAGTAAAATGGTAAGTCTACAAAAAAACTGATATCTTGTGTATTTCCCAAAGCGTTTCGGGCAACAATCTCCCTTGCAGATACACGTACATGCGCCGTTCTCTCTGGAAACTTGCCAATTAATTCTTCAAGTGCTATTTGTTTTGTTTGGGTAACAAAATGTTCAGAATATATTTGAAGCCAATCACTTGTTAAACGTTGAATAACCTTACCACCTATGATTAGGTCTACATGTTCTATGAGGGCGTGTCCAGCCGATTCTTGATAACAAACCCCTGATGTGGTTATATGAGGTAAAGTGACCTTTAAACTCAGGGTTTTCAGTAAATCACCTTGATTTTGAGAAATTTTAAACTTAACAGTACTACCAAAGTCAGCTTCATTCTCTGGGTCTAGATTCACATATTCATTTGAAAAGTTTGTATGTTTTTTAAAACTTTCTAAAAAATGACTATAGTCTGGGTCTAAGGTAAAAAACCTCTCTTGAGGCCCTGAAGACATCAATTGAACTTCACCAGCCATTACTACTATATCATTCTAAAATTTTAAACCAGCTAATCCACTGTTGATTCTCAATATGTTATAATTAACAGCATACACACGTGTCTCGCTATCATCGTCTAAATATTTGATATTTCCTTGCGCATCACGCAGACCCTCAATTGTTATCTTAAATAGTTTGTGTGATATACGACTCATATTAACCTGTCCAGTTGGATAATAGACCTCGGGTTTAAGCGAGAATGAGTACATACCAAATTTACCTGGTCCAAATTTAAAATTTGTCCCAAATGGGGCAGCGGGTGTAGTTTCACTAGAATGGGGTGAATTTACATGGTGATTTAGGGATTGTCCGTATGCAAGGAACTTTCCATCTCTATTGAACACTACTTCATTATTGAAACGGAGTTCGGCATTTACTATCGTATTGAATTCAGTTGGGTAATTGTTTGCAACAGCTCTATCAGATTGTGATACAAAGAAAAGTTCTTTGACTGGATGTTTGAAATTAAGCATAACTGATTTTGTATTATCACCAGCTTTCATCTTGAATTTAGACATTTGTACCTGTGTAATGAGATAATCTAACGGTCTTGACATTAAGAAATTACTTTCATCTGGGGATACATAGACAAACTCCGTATCCATCGAGAACTTGGGAATCTCTGCAACATCACCCGGGAAAGATCCACCGAATATGAGTTCTTTTAATTGTCTGAGTTTAATTCTAACTTCTACAACTTGTTTGGTTAAGGCACATGTTGGTATAGCTAAGGATGGATTTCTATAAAAATAGAATGGAAGTTCTAAGAAATAGGTGTAATTCGTCCCAGAATCATAACTCAAAATATTACCATGCCCAGTTAAAAAGTATATTGTCTGGTCTATATCATCACTTGTATTGTACAGTTGTTGATGCATGTAAATGTACTCTCCTGTGAGTCGTTCAATAGGTTGCCCCCCTATAAGAAGGTCTGCATGCTCGATTAGATGAGTTATAACAGACGGACACCATATATTGATGTTTCCAAACCCCTCGGGATCAGGTAATGGGTCTTTGAGAGTTATCTTCAACGTAAGATTCCGAATCAAATCACCTTTATCACCGGGTACTCTGCATGTTATGGTTTTACCGAAATCTATATCTCCATCAAATTGACTCTCAACATAATCAAAAGCAAATTTTGAATGTCTTTTGAAGTTTGTTAAAAAGTACGAAAACTGTGGTTCACCTGTGAGCCATTCATCTTGGACCCCAGTGGCAGCAAGTCTCAGACGACCAGCCATTCCTACTGTATATGAGTAAAATTTTGTTAAATAAAACGAGACAGTACAATAGAATGAATCTTCAATTGAGGAAATTCAAACCCGAGACGATCTCAGATGACAGGGTGTGTGTTTTCATAGGTAAGCGTAACACGGGTAAATCAACACTGGTGAAAGATATCATGTATCATAAGAAACACCTCCCAGCGGGTATTGTACTCTCAGGAACAGAAGAGGGTAATCATTTTTACTCTGAGTTTATCCCTGACTTGTTTGTTTATGGCGACTACGACAGAGATGCGATCGAGAGGGTTATGGCCAGGCAGCGGAAGTTGGTGGGTGCGGGTAAGAAAAATTGTGGAGCCTTCATGCTTCTAGATGACTGTATGTATGACTCGAAGTTTCTAAAAGATACATGTATTCGGCAGTGTTTTATGAATGGTCGTCACTGGAAGATTTTCTTTATGCTCACGATGCAGTACGTTATGGATTTACCACCCGCATTACGAGCTAATGTGGATTACGTGTTTATCCTCAGGGAGAACATCATTCAAAATAGAGAGAAACTTTACAAATCCTTTTTTGGTATATTCCCTTCATTTGACATGTTCTGTAAGGTGATGGATGCCTGCACAGAGAATTATGAATGTCTCGTGTTAGATAATACAGTAAAATCTAACAGGATTCAGGATTGTGTATTTTGGTACAAAGCAACAATTAGAAAGGGTTTCAGGGTTGGTGGTCCAGATTTATGGAGATTACACCAGAAGATGTACAATCCCAAACATCAGCAGCAGAGGGAGGATGATGCTAAGAAGGCGACTAAGAAAACAAGCCTCAAGATCACAAAGACTAAGTAGGTGCGTCTCGATAATTGTTCAAAAAACTACGGGTATATTAAATGGCTTCAGATCGAATGACTACCATGAATTTGGCAGACGACGGGGAAGGAATGGTACCTTTAACGGATAAACCCTCTACATCCTTTGTTCCTAATCAAGCGTACAATCAACCTGAAAAAAATGTGAGTCAAAGTAAAGAGACGATGGATTCTACACCAATTAACGATATTATGATGGAACCACCCCAGATGACCGAGGAGCCCCGCATGCAGGGTATGATGCCCCAGATGACCGCTCCCCAACCTCAGGGAATGCACACACAACAGGCTGAGAAGCCAGAAAGCAAGAATCCCCTAAACCTCACCGACGAGCAGATGGCTGCTGCCCTAGTTGCTGCCTGCACCGCTCTTGCCGTGAGCAAGCCTATTCAGGACAAGTTGGCGACTTCTATCCCCAAGTTCCTTAACGAACAAGGGGGTAGGAGTATGGTTGGCCTTGCCGCGACAGGTGTCGTAGCTGGTATAGCTTTTTACATTGTAAAGGACTATGTCATTAAGCCCTAAACAGGTCGTTCCCAACCCATATTACTATAAATCGAGTTATCAATACCCGAATAATACGTTGCGAGTACACCAAAAGTGAATGTCCCCGCTAACAAGGCGCTCAATTTAAGCTTCTCGTTAGTGTCAGCTGTATGGTTAGTAATAGCATCCTTAGTCTCTTTAGAAATTTGATTGATAAAGAAAGTAGCAATTAACGCAATGAATGTAGACGATAAGAAGAATATCCTGTCTACAGCGAGTCGAGGAATATTACCAATCGCAAAACGCATGATATTTGGTAACATGACTGTTATCCAGATAAGATTGAAGTAATAGTTCTTAGATATGAGGGGTACTAAGGTAGTACCATATAATACTAACCAGTACATGATAGCCGTGAGTAAAATGTTCACCGGTGTCTTCATTTAAACTAGAGTGAGATTATTTATCCTGAATATGCTGACCACAAAATTCTGTTCTTTCTGGTATTTGTTTGTAAATGCCTAAATGTACGCATATATCTCGAAGTTCAGTGTAATTTTTCCAAAACTCTGGTGAATGAGAATATTCCTCAACTGTTGAGTGAGCCAACTCATGTAAAAGTACATGAAAAATCTCATTTGCTTCTCCATCCAAACATAAAACTATTACACCCCCCTTGTTCGTATTAGATCCGACAGAACCTTTCATTTTCTTCAAACCGACTATAGGTGAACCATGAACAAGCATTTTAAACTTTTCATTTCCTGTGTCCCGAATGTGTTCTCTAAGAATACGATATTTCTCCTTTACCTCGACAAGCTCCTGGGGTTCTTTAGTCGTGTAAAGAATAACTAAATTGATTAACAATAATATAATCAAAGCTATCATCTCTTATATACAAAGATAAATTTACTATAGAGTTCCGATATGGGATTTCCGGTGAGACCCTCCCAAAGTTCTAAACTAAATCCCAACTCTTCTAGGTGTGTGACCAAAAGGTCTTTGTACGCGACTGGTTCCGCCTTAGGACCATCCGCATAATAAGGTGTGTCGACCAGGTTTACAAATAATTTTTCACCAAATCCACCATTTCCGTGGTCCTTTAGTTTGAAAAAATTACCAGATTCATCAATGAGTGGTGTTTTAAAAATAATTTTTTCAGAGTCGGGAATAATACCTATAAGATGTCCACCAGGTTTTACCCTCTTTTTTATTTCACGAATAGAACTGAAAAATAAACTTTTACTGGCAAAAATATAATGCAGTGAAAAGTTAAAACACACGATATTAAACACTCTGTTTGGACAGTTATGAATATCACCCTCATAAAAGTTTACGCGCATATGCATATTTTTTGCACGTGAACGAGCCTCTTCTAGGGCTGATGGCTCTGGGTCACACATGTTAATGTTCACCCCACACTTGTGCCATTTTTGAAGATCTCCACCGAAACCACACCCTACATCAAGAATGTGTTCACCTTCTTTTGAAACGGACTGAATAAGATTTCGTTTAGCATCATTGTGATTTTTACGAATTACTTCCATTTCATATTATGGAATAATAAGGTTTATTTCTTTAGGTTTGATCGCTTCACTAAGGTGCCAATTAAACAAATAGTAATAAACAAAACCAGACCCTTTCATAAATTTATGTTTTTCGAGTGTTTCCACTTCTACACCAGCTTCAGCGCTATTGAAGACATGATACCCTAAATTTTTAGCGATAAGAAAGGCGTCATTGTAAACATCTCCAACCATTAAATATCTATAAACCTGTCTAACTGTACCAGAATTATCTGATCGTTCATACGGAATTTCGTAAAACGAAATGAAATCGTCACTTGTGTCATTTACGTAAGAATGTATAGGTAATAATGTTCGTTTCACATATTGTTCATCAAATATAGGGGTAATTTTAAAATTTTTAGAATATTCTTGTAGAATTTGAGTTACTTTAGGTACATCATCTAATGTCATTTTTCGCCATAAATGTTTACATGGTCCACGAATTTCATAAAATTTTTCACGCATACGATTTGTCTGATGAAATCCAATTTTTACCAAGTGTTGTACATCTAAAAACCTATGCCAGTAACATGATTTAGTTATAGGTGTTGGTATTTTAGTTTGTGCGGTATAAATAGCTTGCCAAATATCTTTCTTATTTGCTCGTCTTTTAATTTCTGTTATTAAAAGCGGTGCAAGTCCAAAAGTTCTATATGATGGGTGTACACATAAATAGTCTATCTGTGTCATCTTGATATCTTCATTTTCGATTCGTGAATTTACAGGCGTACTCGCAATATACCCAACAAGTTGATTTGTATCTTTTTTACGAATGGTTATACTGTCATTTATTGACCAGTTAAGAACGTCTTTTGTATAACATAATTTGAATCTACCATTTTCAACATAATACTCTCTTAAAAACTCACATGCTTCTTTAATACCACAGGATGACCACACGAAACTATCTGGAAGTTTTGTAGTCTTTTTTGATACGTCGCGTTCAGTATCTATTTCACCGGGTGCAGTCCCTTCACGAGATACAGGTTGTTTATCCCAGTAGTCGTGCATTTACACAGATAGTAGCTTAAAGTTTTAAGCCAACACATAAATACAATGTCTCTCGAAACAGATTACACCACTGTACCTGGCCAGGCTTTCGCGTGCCTCTCCATTATTGGACCCGAAGCTCCCCAAAGAAATGATAAGTTTGGTATTAAGATCCGTGGTGCGTTTGCTACCCGCGACGAGGCGGCTAATCACGCTAAGCGTCTTCAGAAGGAGGATCCTACATTTGATATTTACGTTGTAGATCTCTATAAATGGCTACTCATCCCCCCTGACTCTTCTAAGATTGAAGACGTTCATTATACAAATGAGAAGCTCGAGGAAATCATGTCTGGATACAAGGAGAATCAGTCTCAAGCTGCTCGTATGTTCCAGGAACGTAAGCAGGCTATGATGGATAGTGGAGGGAAATTTCTACCCGGTGATGAAAATTCTCAGTTTTACAACAAGCCCGATGAGGCTCCTATCTCTCACCCAGCGGAAGTTCTCGAACGGCTCAAGAAGGAAAAGCCTGACACTCCCATGGATGAGCTTGTAAAGGAGGCTGGCGACATTGTCTCACAGGAAATGAAACAGCGTCAGAAAGACCGCGAAAATGAAGCGGCATCTACTGATGGTAAGATGGAGGAGATTACAGAAGAAGGAGAGCCCGAGGTCTCTTCTACATAAATAATATTCATATACATTAAATAAAAATGCTTCGTATAATTCTAACAATATTGTTAGTCGGGGCTTTCTTTATTTTGTTTTTTAAACCAAATTACAATTTAAAAAACAAAACAGATTCAGTGGCGGTCGATACCGATTCAAATTTAGATGGTTTCATTGAAGATACACATAGAGGTCCTATTCTTTTTGGGCGAGATGGAATCCCCCCTAGATATGGTGACATAGGTACCTTTGTTTCTTATTCAACTGTTCCGGATACTCACTGGTTAAGTGGATATCCGCAAAAGGGTGTGAATAATGACATGTACGAGGATACTGACACGAAACTTTCGACTCGTATAATAGAGTTAAGTAAGTGATTAGGTGTACCTGAGTATCACTGGCTGCATAGTTTTGCCCATAAAAAAACCTAAAAGAAATACTGCAAATGCAATAATCCACGTAGATTTGTCAATATCAGTAAAGGGGTCGAATTTTCCAGATTGAGGAGGGGGTTGCGGGTAATTCATTTCACTTGGATGAAAATAATATGGTTGATCTTGAATCATTTCATCCTTATTATCTTCATTCTTCTCCTGAATTAAAGGGTCAAGGTTTGGGTTATACTCAATAGGATTACCAATATCAGTTTCCATTTCTAATATAGAATCTGTTTTTTTTAAGCTTATTCTTCCTCACTTTCACTCACTTCGTCGTCATCTACCACGAAATCCTTGAGATTACCATTTTCATCAGCGTCGTCGTCAAAATCATCATCACTACTTTCTTCTGAGTTATATTCGTCTTCAGTGTCAATTACCGAATCATCGTCAAAATCTTCGTGATCATCTGTAGCATAATCATCGTCTAGAACAGTTTCTACTGGTACATAAAGAACGGGCTTCTTTATAACCCTACCAAAGCGAGAACGGGACATTTATACTTTAAACACTGTTCTGTTTAAGTATCTTTAGAGTAAAGTTTACTAGTTATTTTAGGGAGTAAGATGTGAGTTCTTCCATTATTTTTCTTGCATAGTGGACACTTTTGTTTTATTTTGTTTTTAGTAATGATATATGACATAGTTTTATTTTCATGTACACCAGAAATAGTTTCACAGTAGTTAGATGTGGTTAACACCAAAAAATTGTTTTTATCCCTAGTTATGTTAACCACACGTGTATCATCGCTACACTTCATATTCTTATTAATGAAGTTTTCAAGATCAGGTTTTACGTCCATCTGTTTAATTTCTGGTTTTTCTACAACTTTTTTGATTTCTGGACACTTACTGATAACCTCCTTTTTGGGGTAAAGTTTATCAATAATGTCACTCGTCAATTGATGTCGGCGACCACAAAAGTGTTCACAAAAGCCATCACGACGTCCCAAAATAGTTTCATGTCGACTGAAACATTTCTGTAGAATGACCTTTCCACTAATTATAAACCATACATGATTCGAACCATGGTTTCTTTTTACATTTTCACAGTATCTAGAAGTTGTCGCCGCGTAATACGTTTCTTTGTGTTTGAATAGTTTAGTGATGTATGCATTCTCTTGTCCTTCCATATTTTTTCGAACAAACGTTCCGAGTCTTTTCTTTAAATCCTCATCATAAATTTCATTCTTAGTCTGCTCTTCTGAAAAAGAAGCCTCCTTGGCTCGTATATACACCGAAGGTGGTTCTATTGAAACTGTGCTAGGTGCGTCAGTTCTAACAGCTGACATTTTAAGAATTTCAACTGATGGTTCTTGACTTATTCTCACGATAGAGTCAGCCTTGTAAATAAAAACTGGGAGATACGCCAACTGATCAACCTTACCATTTTCACAATCCTTACACCCATGACCCCCACATGCTTCATGTTTTGCTCGTTTGTATGACCATGGCATCCTAAACCCACTTCCTTTAGTCTTCCTACGTGTATCACCATACACAGATGAATCAATAATTTGATTCCAATCCGTATCACCTTCAAATTTAGAAAGAGACACTAGAATATGTTCACGGAGTGCTACGGCTGAACTCTGATCAACCACGAAATTAGGCCAATTGAGATGTACACCCGTTTTCATTAGATCTCCGGACACCTTTGGTGGTGATACAGAAACGAGACATTCTTTACCACCATGAAATTTAACAGTTTCACAAATATTTTTAGATATATCACGGATATCGTCAATACCTAGGGGATCGACATCTTTATAGTCGATGTCAACGAAAAAGTTATAGGTCTCACTCTTTTGCTCTACGACGTAAATCCTCTCACCAGATTTTACAGACTCTATATACTTATCGTAAAATTCATTCAATCTATCAAATGGCACCGAGAGTTTACCTCCGTCCATGAGCACATGTGATAGATTGGTAGCATTATTGAATTTTTGGGAAGTGTACCAATTCTTAAACATACCTTATTACCGTTCTTCATCTCTAAACCATTTCATACATGAGACGTCCTGATATTCTTGATTTTGAGAAATTTGCTTTTTAAAAGTGAGTAATTCGTAAACCGTTTTACTTTCATTTTCTTTGTACCACTGTTGAATCTCCTCTTCACATAGTCCTCGATTCTTCTCGAGTAGTTCACCAATCTGTCTTAAAATAAAAGCCTTGGACTTCATTATTTAATAGAGAAGGTTTTTCTATTGTGAGAACTTATACACGCGTAAAATTGTGGATTCTTAATAACATTATCCACGATTAGCTTCCATCGTTTACGTCCATTGAATTCTTCTAGTGTGTCATAACTCATGAAATCATTCTCATCGTGGGTTTTACGAATGGGTTGATTGTTCATCTTTTTGATTTGTGTTTTGTGTTTTTCTTCGTAAAACTTACGGATTTGTGTTTGTTGTTCTGATCGATTGTAATTAACAAAGAATATGAATACGTTGTATTCTAGGTCTACTGTTGGACTTTCTTTATGTATAAATTTGAATTCTGTATATTCACCATTTTTGAGTGACACAACACCACGTGTCTCTTCTTCTAATTCTCGTAGGGCACATCTCAAGGGATTGTAAATTTCTCGTCTTCTACACCCACCCGTTACGAAAATCCAATCTTTAAATCTCCAGTCTCTTACTGTGAGAAATCTCGGTTTCCCATCGGTAAAAGTAACCGGTACTGCAATCGCTTTGTACTTCTTCATTGCGCATTCGCAAGTTATAATAAGTGGATATGATTATTCTTCAGATTTTTCATCCACCTCATCGATATCTTCAAGCTTCTTTTCAGGTACAGGAACTGGAGCAGAAACCGGCTCCGGTGGTGGAGCTAAGTGTCGAACGACCTGGGCTGAGAAACCTTTAAAACCTTCGATATCTTCTTTAGCCTGTTTTAACTCTTTAAACATGTAAATCAAGCCAAGTGCAAAAACAATCGCTGCAACTACGAACAGAGTGTCTTTATTGACTGGAACCATATATAAATGAAAATGTCATTTTCTTTTTAAGCTTTCTACATCACAGCACCCATCTTAGTCTTACCAACGGTGGGGCATTCATACGGGCTCTGGGCAAATTGAACGGCTTCGTAATGCGCATTTTCACACGATTTGCTTGTTGGTTGTGTGGGTTGACCAACAAACTTTTCGAGTGTCCTGGAGTTAGGATCGTACGACAATACAAAAACGATGGCAAGGAGAAATACTGTTATCCAAAACATCTTTTATTATTTACACATATAATTAGTTAGAATAGAGAAGACCACCCATACCGTTTTCTATACGGAGGACGTTGTAGTTTACGGCATAGATATCCTCATCAACAGTCTCGGTATCATTGATAATACGAGCACTGTCTAAACGACTGAAGTTCAAACTACCAGTGGGTTGAAGCTTGCTAGTGTCGAGACAGAAGGGCATCAAGAAAAGATACCTGGGGTAATTCATCTGATAACCACCGCCATAGTAGGTGTGGTAGAAGAGAGGTACAGTGCTGAAATTGGGGTGAGCAAACTTGAAGTCAGCAACATCGGTACCATTGATTTGGAGCTTAAGCTTGTTAGAAGTGCCTAGGATATTGATGTTACCATCCCCCCTTCCAGAAGCGAGGTACTTAATGGGGTGGTTGAAGTTCAATTCCTGAATCTTGTTACCAGAGGCAACCGTCTTCTGAGTTTGGGTGATGAGCATGTTTTGGGGCTGGGAAGCGAAGACCTCACGCTCCTGAGTATCGAGGTACGCGTAATTGGCGTAGACATCCCACTTGTGGGAGGCCGCAGAACCGCCCCAAGTGATGCGAAGCTCTACATCGTGGTACTGAAGGGCAATTAAAGGAAGAGCACTCTGCCAATTTTCACAAAAGGCAAAGCGAAGTGGGTAAAAGTTCTCATTGTTTGAGCCACCATAGATATCAGCAGCAGCACATTTGGAGTAGGAGGTCGCGGCAACTCGGGGAGCGATGTGTGTAGAGAAGGTAGAATCTTGTTCATCAATAAGTTGGCCCCCAATTAAGAGCTCGACCTTGGAGATCACGGTAGTCCAGTCAGCGACGGCAGTGGTCGCAGTACCGGAGTTGGGGACGAGATAGACATAGTTGAGCATGTCACCCTTGCGCTCGAAGCGAACGCTAGACATACCGTTGTTAGAGACGTTGCCTTGAATGACCTGACGCTCGACAGTTTGGGAAAAATTCGTATGACGTTTGTAAGTAGAGCGGAAAAAGCTAACCTCGGGCTGACCAACGAGGTGCACATCCTGAGCGCCGACGGCGACGAGTTGGGCAATACCACCAGACATTTTATAATATAGTGAGAGTTTATTTTTAAGCTGACAGAAAACTTAAAGTTTTCACCACTGTAGTATAAAATGGATATATCCAAACTAAGAAGAGAACTTGACCTGTTAGATAAACTTGATTGGGATTCAGTTGAATACAGGAAACAATCTTATGATCCTAATAAAAAAGTCCCAGATGAAGATTTGTATGAAACTATAAAAATTTCATTTGGTGATGTACAAACACCCAGTCAAATACCACAAAAAACAAATAGAACTAGCTATGACTATGAGTTTTTACAGGGTATTGAAGGTGCTATAATTCATAAACTGTCAGATTTTTACAAGTCGCCACATGTTCACATTCGCGGTTTATATTATTACCCTCCAGGTGGTGTATGTGGTTGGCATACTAATAGTGATTTTCCTGGTAAACGTGTTTATATAACATGGGCTGAGGAAGATAACAAGAGTTTCTTCAGGTATTTTGACAAAGAAACGAATCAAATCATCACAAAATATGATAAAAAGGGATGGCATATAAATGAATTTACCATACCAAGAAATGGTCAATTGTGGCATTATATTGGATCCCCAGAAAGTAAGCGTAAAAGCATTGGATTTTTTATATCATAATACTAATAATGAGCCTTGAACATTCTGAGAGATTCCCCGGAGGAGCTGGTGATGGACCCAAATTTGGGTACCATTCTGCTAAATTTTCAAAGTGGAATGGTGATTGGCGTATAGACGGATTGGCGTACAGATTGTGTAATGATGATATACAACATTTATTAACAGATGACAGAAAGCAGACGATAAAACTCGATGAGATATGCTGGAAGGGGTGGAACTTGGGTAAGAGTAAAATTGGTCCTAATTGTATTTGTTGCAACGGTATGAGATACAAATCTGAACATCTATCTTACGATCCACCTGTAATTGTTACAAATATGGGAAATCCAGCTAATCGAAAATATCGTATGGTCGATGGTAAACATAGAATGCATCGTCTAGTTTTAAATGATGCCACAGAGGGTGTATTTTATGTTTTGGATTACAGTGAGATCAAACAATACATGCAGCCAATCAATTATTTTTAATTAAGTTTACTTTCTAACCTTTCTATCCATTCCGAATCTAATTGCAGCTGTTTATCAAGCTCCTGAACAGCTGCTGTCAGCACAGTGAATACCTCTTCATATTTAAGAAGCTTTGCATCTGCCTTGCGTGTTCCATTTAATAGATATACTTCATCACCCTGCTTTATACCATCTGGTATTTCAGAGTTCTCACCTACATCGTCAATCAGAATATCCATCCGGCCAAACCCTCGTTGGTTGTATGGTTCACCACAAATATCACGCCTATACTCTCCCAGAAATGTGTCTTCTCCCTTTTCACAGTTTGTTTTGAATTCTAAAAGTTCATAATCATTTAATTTCAGGTCAGTTGGCCAGGTTTTGTCTCTACATTGGAAAGTATACTTAGAACATTTTACATTTAACTTTCCGTCACTCCCAAATGTAAAAGCTTCTCGTTTATTCGAAAAAGATCCTACTCGATTTATGTTTGATACAAAGTTCTTTTCAGTAATAACCGACCCCGGTAATTCTTTTTCTACTTCCTGAGCTATGAATCCTAACTCAAATTTTGAAACCTCTTTATTATAATAACTAACAGGCCTAATATTATTAATTTTTTTTAGAGCCTTTTCTGTATCTAAAGTCTTTATATCAGTCTTAAAACGCTTATCGGATCTAGCATATGCACCGCTGCAGCGCAAGTAATATGCAGAATACATACTAATAGCGGGGTTGAACGGGTTGTTCTGTTGAACATAGTGGTCATCTCCGTGATACCCACTAAAAGATCCACCACCACCCGAGCCAGCACCGTATCGGTGAGATTGCGCATAGAAAGTCTGAGAGGTCCCTGCATTATCTAAGTACTGGTATCCATTCGATTTTATATAATAATTAGATTGTAGTGCGTTGTTTGTATTATACACACTTTGTCCTGCATTACCTGTAGGACCTTGGTTACCTGTAGGACCTTGGTTACCTTGAGGACCTTGGTTACCTTGAGGACCTTGGT